ATAGTATATATTATAGATTTACCTATAACTACTAAGGACATGTCTGACATGGAAATTTATTATGAAGATTTATTTAAATTCAATGTGCTAAGTAATGATACCATAGTTAGAGACTTTAAATATAGTACTCAAATCCCATCAGCTTTAAAAGCTACTATTGCTATTAATGCTCAATCAGGGGCGGGTGCTGAAGATGTAGATTCACTTACTTTTGCTGCTTTCAATCGTTCTATTAAAAGTAGAATAGCTTCCCAGGAAGAAAAATTTAGTGATAAGGAAGAACAAGCCTATTTTAACGAAGCTAATGCTAAGGATGAAAGGGAAAAAAGATTAACAAAATTAAAATCACAAATTAAACAATACCATGATGGTTTTTTTAATGCCTTTGAAACGGATGATCAAAATCAAGAATTTGTAAGTATAGTTGCAAATATAAAATCTATAATAAACGAAGCCCAAAGTCTTGAAAATTATAAACTTGAAGTATCTGACAATTTCACTAATAATCAAGCTATAATTCCCATTGATTTAAATTTAAAAATGGATGGCATATCAGGAATTGTAATGGGAAATGTATTCCGAATAGATGAAACTCGATTACCAAAAGCTTACAGAAATAATTCATCCTTTATATGTGTAGGAGAGGAACAACAAATCACATCAGGTCAAGATTGGACTACTAATATTCGTGCTCAGTTAGTTATGATACCAAAAGCACCTAGAGCAGGTTTCGTTCGCCAGCCAGAATCGTTCTTTGTTGATACTAAGGTTGAAGCTGAAAGAAGAGAAGTTCCACCAGGACAATTAACTACGGAAGATGATAGATTTAGTGAAGAACTATTTAATAGATTTGAAAGAATAAATGATGAGTTATTACATTTATTAGATGTTAGAGGTGGCCTATTAAGAGATGCATACGCCCAAACCCCTACCGGAGAACTTTATATTAATATTAATCCATCGCTTTATCAAATTAATCTTTTAAACTTATATAATTCAATCGAAGCTGAGATACTTGCGTATGAGGGTTTAAAAGAAGAAATATTTGCATCTGGCTTAAATATTGGTGATTATCAAACAGTATATATAGAAAGAAGAGAAGAAAGAAACTTTGATATTTACAATGGTATTATGGAAGTATTCACAGGAGAATATGTACAAGGAAAAACTGCAGATAAGTGGATTGTTATTCCCTATGGTGCTTTTGGAGAACTTGTAACGTATCCCTTTGATTTCTTCCCTCTCAACTGTTATAAGTACCCATCCTCAAACGGAGTACCTAATAAAAACTACAGTGAAACTCAAGCAAAACAAAACGCTAATGCACAACAATTTCTTTTCTCTAATAAATCAAAAAAGACCATAGAAATAGTTGACGCAAATTACCAAACCGATGAAGAAAGAACAAATAGAACTTCTCAACAAGGGGGAGGTTCATCAGCAGTTTTTAGAGATCTTATTTTAGATGCGGATATCTCAGATATCCTTGCTTTTAATGTTATTGGATATTCCCAATCCACACCTAATAATTATGAGGAAGCAATTAATCTTGGTAGAGGTTTAGAAAATGGTAAAGTAACAAGACCTTAATGTATATACCTAAAAGTAAATATCAACAAAATTACACAAATGGGGGTGAGTATATTACTTCCAATAATGCATTTTACATAGGACCTTACTTAGAGTTACCAAATGGAAAATATTATGCTGGTGAAGACATTAATTCTATAGGTGAAGAATTAAAGCCATTCAACGACACTAATAATGGTACTAAAATCCCTTACAACAGAACCACTGAAACCTTTAAAAGACTAAATCCACTATACTGTAAAAAAGAAATTAAATATCAAAATCCAATTTCAACTAAAGTACGACCCACACAAGAAGACTACTTAAATGGTTCAATGACAAGATATTTTGGTGTAAGAATCCAGACAGGAAGATACTTTGAAGTAAATAAAGAAACCTATGAAAAGATAAAAGCGGGAAAAGAAGTGGATAAGTCATTATATGCTACCGGCTACATTAAGTGGGCGCTTACTGGAGACACCGAAAAAATTAATGGTGCAAATCTAATTAGAAATGAAATCATATACCCATCACTAAGAACTCTATTCGTAAATTTAACCGAATACAAAGAAGACGACCCACAATCAGATCTTACGGCTAAAGCTAATGAATTATCTTACACAGATGGAACTCCTTTCCCTGAAGGAGACAAATATCACCTTCATCCAACAAAGGGTCCTATGGCGGGGGCATTTCACACAAATAAACCCCACGCTCAATTAATATTTATTGAAAAACAAGAATCCACGGAACAGGAATCACAAGAAATACCTAAACCACAAGAAAAGCCCAAACCACAAAAACGACCACTAACAAAATCACAACCACGTCGTTCTTCTCCTTCCCCTAGAGGAGGAGGTGGATATTAATAATATTTTTTATATATTATGAGGAATGTATTACCTCATAGAGACTAAGGATCAATTAGAAAGATTTTTTAAAGATGAGGGTGATGAATGTTACCTTCAATTTATTACAAATAATGATGAGGTACACCCTAAATTACAATCGCTTTGTGCCCTTTATATCTATTCATTTAGTAAGGAAAAAGGATTTGTTATTAACATAGACCATCCAGAAGCATTTGGACTTGATTTACCTATAAAATACTTACAATCTTACACGAATATATTTGTAAAAGAAAAAATAAAAGCTTTACTATACATTCCTACACTCCCTTATACGGATATACAATCCATATATTATTTAATAAAAAACGAACCCCTTCCACCTTTACCTAAAACGGGCACCCATACGTTTTATGAGCGTAAATATGGCGCAAATAACGTGAATAAAATAATTCCACTTGCGAAGCACTACGAGGCGATGGAGGAAGAGTTTAATGTGATTTACCCATATATACTTAACTATAAAAGTGGAGAATCTAATAGGTGGTATAATGAAATACTCACACCCACATTAGCAAAAATGGTAAGCGAGGGCTTTAAAATCAATAGTACCTTCCAAAAACACTTCAACATCAATGAAAAATTTAGTATTAGTAAAGATAAAATTTATGGATGGTATAATTTTTGCACGACAACAGGACGCCCTACAAACAACTTTAATAGCGTTAATTTCTCAGCTTTAAAACATGATAATGGTGAGCGCGGTGGTTTTGAAGCAAATAATGATGTATTAGTAGAGATGGATTTTGAAGGTTACCACCCACGTATTATAGCAAGATTATCAGGTGGTAAATTAGATGAAAAAGAATCTGTACATATACAAATGGCTAAAATGTACTTTGACACAGATGAAATAAGTACTGAAATGTATAAAAAAAGTAAAGAAGTAACATTTCAACAGATGTATGGGGGTATAAATAAAAAATATTTAAAACACGAATATTTTAGTAAAGCACAAGATTTTATAGATAGTTTATGGGATGAGTTCAATCAAAAAGGATATGTTAAGACGGTGATTGCGAGGCGTAAGCTTTTAAAAGAAAATTATAAAAATATAACTCCTCAAAAATTATTTAATTACTACATACAAGCATTTGAAACCGAGTATAATATTACTTTATTATCTAGAATATTTGGATTATTAGAGGGTAAGAAATCAAAAATGGTTTTATATGTGTATGACTCTATGTTATTTGACTTTTCGTTAGAGGATGGTAGAGAAACTTTACATTCTCTTCAAAAATTAATTTCATCAGACTTTCCTATAAAAATAAAAAAAGGACACACATATTCTTCTTTAGAGGACCTCTGATATTTATGGTGTGAACAACACTATATAATTATGAATAATAAACTCTACTGTACTTTTTTGCAAGACGAAAGAGTAGAGGAGGTTGTAGATGAAATACTAGAAAACCATAATATTTTATTTAATAAAATTTTTGTTTTAGTATCTCTAGATGAAGATAAAACGATGTTGACTTACAACATTGATAATCCAGTAGATATCTTACAACTTCCTAATACTATACTTGTGCATCGCAAAAAGCAAACTAACACTTTATATACAATAAATGCCCTAAATGAAGTAATAAAATACTATAATTATGGGGTTTTAGATACTACCTATCAAGTAGATTGGTCCCGATTTAGAAATTGTCTACTTTTAACTAAACCTGGTGGTTTTAAAAAAGTAAGGACTCGCTTAAAACAAATAATTGAAATAGGATAATTCAAAAAAAGGTTATGTTCTTATTAGACACAGTAGGTAATACACCCTTATTAAAGTTTCCATTTCCAAATGGTACCCTATGGGGTAAAGCAGAATTTTTAAATCCTGGTGGATCTGTTAAAGATAGACCTGTAGCTTGGATACTTAAAAGGGCCATGAAGGAGGGCCACTTAAAAAAAGGAGACACTATTATAGAAGCTACTTCAGGTAATATGGGTATTTCTCTAGCAATGTTTTGTGCTAATTTAGGATTTAAGTGCGTAATAGTAATGCCCTCTAATATGAGTACTGAACGTAAGGTTATGTTGAAATCATTTGGTGCTGAATTAATAGAAGTACCTGCAGGTGATTTTGATGGAGCTATTTTACTCAGAAATAAATTAGCTAAAGACAATAGATGGTTTAACTTTAACCAATTTCACAACGCCCTAAACACAGAATCCCATTGGTATACTACTGGAATGGAAATTTGTAAAGACATTCCATTTGAAACTACTATAAATGCATTTGTAGCTGGCACAGGAACTGGAGGTACAATTATGGGAGCCGGTAAATTTATTAAAAATAAATATCCTATATGTAAATTAGTGGCAGTAGAACCATCCGAATCCCCTGTGATGTCAGGCGGTGAACCTGGTTTACATGGTATTCAAGGTATAGGAGATGGTAGTAAATTTTTAGTAGATTTAAAAGACATAAATCGCATTGAAACAGTTTCAACAGAGGAAGCTATAGAAAAGTCTAAATCATTAGCAAAACAATATGGTTTATTTGTTGGTTTTTCTGCAGCTGCTAATTTCTTAGTTGCTGAAAACTTAATTAGTGAAGGGTATGCTAAAAATATAGTTACTATCCTCTGTGATAGAGGAGAAAGATATTTTAGTTGTTTGTAAAGGCCCGCTGGTAAAATTTGGATTCCCTGACCTAAGGTATTATATTTACCCAAAATTAAAAGGTCATGAATCTAGATGAAATTAGAAAGCGCATGGACCGCTTGCAAAATAAGTCCAATGGAAAATCCAGTAGTGATTTTAAAAAGAATTTTTGGAAACCACCAAGTGGTGAAAAATCTGTAATACGTATTGTACCCTACAAGCATAATAAGGATGTTCCTTTTACGGAACTATACTTCTATTTTGGTATAGATAAACCTAGAATGTTAGCTTTATCAAACTTTGATGAGTCTGATCCTATTTTAGAGTTTGCTTCTCAACTCCGTAAGACTAACGATCCGGATAATATTGCTCTTGCTAAGAAATTATTCCCTAAGATGCGTATTTTAGCCCCTGTATTAGTACGTGGTGAGGAAGATAAAGGTGTTCGTTTTTGGGAATTTGGAAAAATGGTGTATCAAGAACTTTTAGGAGTTATGATGGATGAAGATTATGGAGATATTACTGACATAGCAGCTGGAAGAGATATAACAGTTGAAGTTATTCCTTCAAGCGAAACAGGTAAAATGTATGACACTCT